GGCCAGCATGTCATCTAGACCTGGATGGTCACCGCTGGTATGTTCTACCAGATGGTGACTTCGAGGTCATCACTCTAATAGACTAACACTATGGGGAGCTATATGCTTCCCTTTTTCCTTCTGGTGAATTTTAGTCCCAGGAGGACACATGTACAAAATCCTAGCAACGTCAATCTACGCCGCACTACAGGCAGCAGGCATCTACGTCCACCCAACGACGTGGGCGTTCATCTCGTACTATTTCATGGGCGGTTCCCAACCCCCAACCCTCTCTGAGGCCGACATCGCTGAGACACGCGACGCGGTAATACGAAACCTCAAGGCTCGTCTTAAGGACGAAGAAATGAGCCGCCGCTCTCTAGTTACTTTCGTGGACACAACAAAATTCGATTGGTGGTCTTCTTTAAAGGGGGCCATCGGTAACTTCAACTACCGCATTTTGGTGGTAGGTCCCGACACGATTAAGGTGGAGTGTCGTGACACGTGGAACTTCAATCCCAACTCCTATTTCCTAGAGCTACCCTGTTCGCCTCGTCTAGCGAGTGCAATATCTTCTCTGGCCAAGAAGGTAGGTATAGAGGTCTTCTACAATAAAAATAAAAGAGAGCTAATTTTCTGTGAAAAGGATCTGGTCAAGCTCAATCCTGGTCGCGCCTTCACGACCGTGTGGGAAGTAGAGGTCCCCACAGCGGAGGTAATTCCTGAGTGGGCTACTTACTGGGAGGTGGCTACCTGGAATGAAGGTAACTATGCCTTCATTCGGCCTCTCAAGTACGTACCCTTACCCCTCTGCCGCTACCAGCGGGGTAAAGGAGTTTATGTTGGACGGGACTACCATCCCGACATCGATTACGTGTCGATGTTAGAAGCAGGTTGGGCTCCCGCTGTAGATTTACCTGAATAATTAAACATTTATTCTAGGAGGTAAATTCAGCATCGGTCTGTAAATGGGCCGGCATGTCATCTAGACCTCAATGGTTATCGCTGGTATGTTGCACCAGATGGTGATTTGGAGATTATTACTCTAATAGGGTAATGCTATGGGCCCGTCTCTACTTCTTATTCAAGATAGAGGCGGGCCCCTCGTCTCTAAATGATAGCGCCTTAAAAAGAAGAGGAATGAAGTTCAGCACCTGAGTTCGTTAAGTACGCCAGCAATTGGCCCCTTTTCTTTTAGTAGTCCTATACACCCAAGTATACACAATGAGAAACAACAACAACAACGACAACCAGGCCTCTAATCAAGCCTCTAACCAACCCACCAACTCCAAAAACTACGTATTTACCCTTAACGTAAGTCGCTCTGCCAGCACTAAGCCTGGCGTTCTTGCTTACGTGCACAATGGCGCTATCAAGCGCCGCCTGGATGGGTCTAGCTACTGGCTGGAGTTCCGGCTGATATCCAGTAAAAACGGAGAGGTACCTCTCACTACCTCCGATGGCCGTAGCTTATCTACAGCCGAGTTTGTAAAGCTTCTCTCCGGAGACGCTAGCGATGACGTGATAATGTCTGTAGAGTTATCTACAGATTTCGAAGACGAGTGGGACACGTCATGGGGGAGTGTAAAAGTTAGCTTCAACGCGGAAGATATCTGCGTTGGGCGCGAAACGGAATACAAGGGCGCAATAACCCAGTACTTTCACCTTGAAGGTGCGGAAATCCAACTTCATCGGGAAGTCGTACGTCCCAAAATAGACCCGTCTATACTGGACGGGTTTGAGGGAACGGCAAAATCTAACGTGGTAACTGTGGAACAATTACATAGTAAAGCGGCCGCCCGCAAACGCAAACGGGAGGCTGCTAAGGCTGCACGAGATGCTGCAGCAATAGTATCTAAGCCAGGTATTGTTGCTGAGTCAGTAGTATCATCAGATGCTACTACTGATTGGGAAGTGCCGGCTGACCTATCAGTCGACATCGACATCAACGATCTACTTGACTAATAAAAAGGGGCCCAAGCAGGGCCCCTTTTTCCTTTAGTGGCTATATATTACCACTAACCATGAATACCATCAACTCTATCGTCTTTCAATCCAATGTTCTTGTAGCCTCTATCAGCGCCGCTATCATCGCAGGTGCTCCTATTACTGCACGACGTGTAGGCCCTGGTCGCCGTGCTCAGCAGATAGCGAGCCGTCGCGCTAATCGCATAGTACGTCGTCGCTCTCGTCGTATTGCGCCGGCTGGCCGCCCCATCCGCTCCTTACCTCAGCAACAACGCCCTGCATTTGTAAAATCAGCACGACGTAGCGCACGTCGTGCCGCAGCTGCCGCAGCCTTAACTGCCCGCAAACCCGTATTACGCAATCGTAATGTCGTAGACAAACTTGTCTTACGACAACGTAAGGCCAAACCTATACTGCGCGCTGTCAGCGCAGTATTTGCGCGTCCCTCGCGTCCTACTAGCACCGGCAACGGCGCTAAAGCCGTTGCTACCGTAAATAATGCTGCTGGTAGTATTATCGCTGCCCTCGACCAAGGCCGCGTAAACTACCGCGGCAACGGCCGCACGTGTGTAGGCAAGAAGTACAAAACTAAAAACGCTAAAGCCGTTTTAGCGATAACTAAAGCTGCTAAAGCTACTGATAAAGCAGCACGCGTTAAACGCTGTATGAGCGTTGTAGTACCAGAATTACCAAGTGATGTACTGGCTTGCCGCATGAGAATCGTAGGCAAACTATGCGGTGTGACCTTTGTACAAGGGGACATAGCGTCTTATTGTGACAATGTCGTTACTGTACCTTCATTCGAAGATATATACGCGATAACTCACGAGCTTGTCCACCACTGCCAAGCTCTAGGTCTTACTGAAGACCTAGATATAGCTCTGGTGTCTGAGGCCGCTATTGGCGCGGGCTCGGCTCAATGGCATGACACTAAATCGTTCTACGAAGGTACTGAGCATGAGAATGATGAATACGAAGCAGCTCTGCTTATGTACGACCCGGCGTTAGTGGCCCGCCTCTTATGCACTCACTACCTCATGACCGCGTTTGTAGAAAGCGGGGCACCTGGTCCTGATGATACATGGATGGATGTGGTAGATAGTTTAGATCCTGCGATTTGTCGTGAAGTCGTAGGTCTCGATGATCGCGTACTCGATTATAAAACCTATGGCGAATATGCTGAAGCCGTTGGATATGATGACACTAATACGTTATTAGACTGGGAATTTGTCTTTAACAATAGTGTCAACAACGATAATGCTGTTGCGCTAACCATTCAAGCAATTGATGGTCTTATTGGTGCGGCGCCCGCAGCAGTAACTCCTACCCACCCGCTCTCTAACATAGGAGCCCCTACTAAGGGGTTAGAGAGTGATAGCTCCTCTAACAATACCACCAACACTAGCACTACCATGAAGAGCATTATCGAGATGTTAATTCCTGACCCTAGTACTCTCGGTGGAGTCGTGTCTCCTAAGCAGGAGGCGCGCATCACGGGAGCTCGTAAAGAGCTAGCCCGCTTGTTTGAAGCTAATAACTTCGACCTTCTGCCTGAAGGTCCGATTCTCTATGTCGTATCTGGTTACAACCGTATGTGTAAGAAGTTCCTTGCGCTTCTAGACCATCGGGTTGTTTACACCACGGATTCTAAAATGAATCCTAAGGTCATTAACTTAGGTGTAACTAAGTCTATTCCCTATGAAGACAACAAGCATACCTATGCTACTAAGACCGAATGCTTAGTTAGCATGTATAGTGAGCACTTCCTCACTAAATTAGCCACGTGGTCTGGTGATGACCTGGCCGCTCTCGTAGGCTGCCTGTGTATTAAACAACACCGTATTGTTAGTGTTGAGGGCCCCTGTGTTGTCATCAAGGGTAATAACCGTAACACTACTTTCAACTTTAGTACAGGTACCGTCAATGACGGCCGTCAGAGTCGCATCGCTAATGAGCTAGTTAAAGTAGGAGGCAAAGACTACAGTGGTCGTGTAGCCCTTGTAGCGCTCTGTATGAAGGTAGTGTATAACGCTACTGGTGCGCGTGCTATCCTCAATGAGGTAACTAACCTATGGCGCGAGGACATCAACTACGGCGCTCAGCCTAAAGAGGGTCAATCTCTATTTGAGATTAATCGCTGTATGTCCCGTCCTGTAGCGTTCAAGCCTTGGGATAAGGCCTTCCCCTTCCTGCAAGTGGAGAACGTTGGCCTCGCACCCAGCGATCTTGAATTGTCGCTCAAAGCCGGTGTCATAGCAGCACCTGATAAATACAATGCAAAATGGATCGCTGTAGGTAAGGGCGCCAAGGCCATGTTCCTCGGACTTAAGGATGGTAAGATATACTCCATCCATGACTTTAGCAAGCCCACTAAGGTATACAACCGTCCACCTAGCTCGGGTAAATACACCCGTGCTGAGGTGGTAGGTCGTCGTGATAGCCTACTTCGCGTTGATTTAGGTGATGGTAGCTATAGTTGTGGTGGTGGCCTCTATCTACGCACTGCATTCACCAATAGCCGCTTTGGCTTTGGCAGTGGTGTTGCTGCTATACGTCGCGACCTTGAGTTCGAATACACTGTACCGAAGACCATTACTAAGGAGTTTCACGTACTTCGTATTCCTAGCTCAGTTCGCGCTCTTATGGCTGCTGATCTAGATGACCCCACGAGTAAACTCATGGAAGTCATCGAAGGCAAGATAGAGAAGGCAAAGGGACAGGTTTATGCTCCTGGTAACCCTATCATCAGTATTATGCAGGGCAAGTACTGCATAGTGAAGAACGAGACATTCGCGCAGGACATCCGCGTAATAGGCGGGACTGTCACGCGTAATGGCGTCGAGGGCCGCGCTGATAGCGTCACTATTCGACTTGAGACCGAGATGGTGGGACGCGACCAGGCTCTCAAACTCCGCGGTCTAGGTAAGAAGCTTACTACTCTTCCCTATGACGTTAATGGACTATCTCAACCCTGGGATATCATCCTAAATAACGAGACCACCAAGGGGTGGCCCGCGCTCATAGAGATGTTCGCCATTGAGAAGGGCGGCTGCACCTATACTCCTGAGGGTGCGCTTCTCACCATCGATGATGGTGGTGAAGTCATTGATCTCATGGCTAAGACTAATATCTTTACTGAGTGGGCTCGAGCCAACAGTGTTAAAGAGGTCATCTCCTTTGATATGGCCCGTGACCTGTGGGATTCCATCTCGTCTGTAGTCGCTAACGATGACATCAAGGTAATCGATATAGACGATACCAGCGTCCGTATCGAAGAAACAGTAGAGGTTATATACGGCTATCTGCCATACGATATCGAGATAGCCACTCCTCGTGAGTCCGTAGCATTCTCCAAAATGACTATGGAACAGGTGGGTATTGTGGCTCTACAGAACCGCTCTTGGGGCGAAGCACTCATGGAGGAGGTTAAGTACGATAACGTCATGTCCATAGTTAGTATGATCACGTCTAAAGACTGTGCTGCTCACATTAACATCAGCACTACTGAGGGGCGTGACCATCTACGGAACATTATCGGCGTAGTTAACAACTACGTTTCTGATAGCACCCCCAGCAGTGACCGCAAACTGCTAGAGCGTTTTGCTACCATCTATCCAGATGGAGTGGATATCGTTGCCCAGAATAACGGTAATGAGGTCTCTCTTCATATCAATGGTAAGGCCCTAAGCGCGTTCGGTACCTTCTCTGGCGCCTCCGCTACTGGTATTATGCTAGACCTCTTGACACTGTTGGCCTACGTTACTGATGTAGGAATTGAAGACCAAAGCGGTTTGGATAGTAAAATCTACTCCATGACCGCTAAGGTCAGCCGCGGTTTACGCACATGGTGTAACACCATGGTTAAATCCAAGGGCATTATGAAAAGTATGGCCCGCGCTGGCGATGTGGTCGTTGGTAAGGTCAAAACCAGCTATAGCCCGCTGCTTCATAGTGCTGATGGCGTGCCTGTAATTCTCATGCACCCCCATTGTCCTATGGTGCGTATGCTTGGCATCGAAGAAGGTCAGGTTATTGGGATACAACGGACTCCTATGGGCTTCGTCCTATGCGGCCGCGTTAAGTTCTCTGCTACTGATGCCTTTATCGCACACTACACAGTCAACCCTCTCCTATGGCACGCCGTTAACGAAGGCGATGCTGATGGTGACCAGTGCGGCGGCATTAATGCTCACAAGTATGGCATCGATACTGATAGTGCCCTCACTATCAATGCTAGTCTCATGGGCATGGGCGGCTACTTCTACTGCTACGAAGCAGATGACCTGCCGTTCTTCGCCTTCATGAGCTATGAAGATAAGATGGGCAAGAAATCCCTCACTAAGTGGGATAAGCCTGTAGCTACTGCTATCGCTGTCGATAAGTACGTCAGCGACGCTGCTGAGGTGCATATGCACTACAAAGTGGCCGTAGGTGTTGGCTATGGTATCTGTTCCGCACTTGCGTTCCAAACCTGGGATAGTATGTACCGTGCTAGCGGCGTCGATACCGACGCACTTAAAGCGTGTGTTATCGCCTGGCGTTTTGTCTATGAAAGCATGGGTCTCGGGGGCTATACCCCTGAGGCTAAGATCTTCATGGCTACCTTAGTGCAAGCAGCTCGCGCCTGGGCAGCTGGCGTACCTATGTATAAGTCGTCGCAGGACGGGTTATACTACTCTGCCAATTCCACTAAGCTTGCGGATACGGATCGCCAAGGAGGTGGTGTACCTCCTGCTCGGGTTATGGCTAACCTTATGCCTGCTAAGCTGGCTAAGGAGCCCGCCGTAATCTACCAGCTTATAAAGGCCCGCGCCCGTACTCTCACATACGGCGCTCTCGAACGGGGCAACTTCGCTCGCGAGAGCCTTATCATGTCATCTGCCATATACGGAGCCTTCCGTCGTACTGGCCAGGGCCATGATCCTGTGGTTCCTATGACCCAGGATGACGCGGCCAGTTATGGTGCTGATGATATCGTCCCCGTTAGTGTGTTCGACATGGTAAGTGAGTTCCAACTCTCTAACTATGTCAAGAACCCTCAACTTAAGCAGCTGTTGGAAATCGCAACTGCTGTACATCTCGACCTCGGCGACTACAAACTAGAACTCGCTGAAGCTGAAGATCATCCTGATTTCTAATTACAATGGGGTCATATGACCCCTGGGGCCACCTGGCCCCTTTTTCTTTTAGTGGAGCTCTTTACTCCATATGATAGGTAGTATCTGGTATTGCCCATGACAGCGAATGTTACTAGCGGCGGCTTATGCTCGTGACGGCGAATTCTATTAGCGGTGGCAATAAACTATCTGTTGGGTACTCCCTAAGCACCCAGCAAGAGCTGCGTTAGTTTCATTAGCCACTCCCTTTCAGAAGAGCTATTGTTGCAATAGTTACACTAGCCACTCCCTAGCAGAGGAGCTTATGGTACTCGAGCTGCTCCCCAGCGGAGAGCCTACAGGGCTCGAGCTGCGAAAGTAGCCAGTGCCACTCCCTAACAGAGGGGCTTGTGTCGCACTAGTCGTGATAACTACTATAGCTGCACTAGCTGCTCTAGCCACTCCGTTGGGGAGGGCTTATGGTACTCGAGCTGCGAAAGTAGCCGATACCACTCCCCAACGGAGGGATATAACCTCTAATTACTCATTATTACCTATTAGCTAGCCATGAGAACACAACGCACCGCCAAAACCACCGCAGGAACCACCGCCAAAACCACTACTACTCTATCCCCTATAGAAGCATTCAAAGCAGCGGTAGCAGAACCTAAACCACAGGAATCCAAAGCGCAACTGCTTTTCTCAATAGCGTTTACAACTAAGTTCCTTCCAGGACGCTTTTGGAACAAACCATGCTCCGATGGGAGCGTACGGTTAGTAGGCACAGTCGCGCGGACTAACAATATTACCCGCCAGGGTTTCCCAATTGCTAACGACCAGCTTGTTGATATGACAGTTGAAGTCCGGGTAACACCGGACCAATTTGAGATTATCTCTGATGGCGCTGAAGGCATGGTAGGAGCGGGCTTATCCGTTCTCTTCGAGGTCGGGGAGCCCATCTTATCCGAACTCACCGTAAACGGTGAGGAAGTCAATAGCATTGTCTTTTACGCTATGGCCTTGGTAGGCATGGAGGTCAATCATACTTCCATTAGCGGCCGAGGCTTTGATTCAAAGAATGAGATGGATAACTGGTTCTCAAAGGCGCGGTCTCAGAATAATAATCGGCAGAAGCGCCGGCAAGCAACACGAACTGCTGAGCTACAAGCTGCTCGTGCAGCAGCGGATGCGGGTAACAATGCAGAGTGGACGGCGGCGGCGACCCCTGCCGCAAGTACCAATCCTATGGACTAGTAATTAGCTGACCTTATCGGAGGTCGGCTGATATACGCCCCTCTACCAATAGAGAGGCGTATATATCGTTCTACTACAGAGAGAAGGAAATGAACGCTATACCACATACAACAATATCTAGACAGGGCGTCGAACAGAATAGTAAAGAACAACCCTTCGGAGAAGATTTGGGCAACGACATAACCTTAGAAATGGTTGCTATCCCAGGGGGAACTTTCCTGATGGGTTCACCGCCAAATGAGAAATATAGTTTTGATGATGAACACCCTCAACATCAAGTAAGTGTCCCACCCTTTTTCATGGGTAAATACCCCATCACTCAGGCTCAGTGGAAAGAGGTTGCCTCTCGCACAGATTTAAAAGTTAAACAAGACCTTAATCTCAACCCAGCTTATTTTAAAGACCGTCCCGATAGTGATCGCCGCCCCGTAGAACAAGTCAACTGGTACGATGCCGTTGAATTTTGTGCGAGATTATCGATACTGACGGGAAGGGAATACCGACTACCGAGTGAAGCGGAATGGGAATACGCTTGTCGTGCTGGAACTACTACCCCATTCTACTTTGGGGAAACCATTACAGGGGAATTGGCTAACTATGACGCCAGCGAAACAACTCCCGTGGGACAATTTACACCCAATGCCTTCGGACTGTACGATATGCACGGCAATGTCTGGGAATGGTGTGCTGATACTTGGCATGATAACTATGACGGTGCGCCTAGTGACGGTAGTGTTTGGCTTGATAATAATCAAGAGGAAAATATTGATGGAAAGAGCAGATTCGGCACATATTCTGTCATGCGGGGCGGTTCCTGGGGCAACAATCCTAATCTCTGCCGTTCCGCGATTCGCTACGACACCTACCGCCGCGTCAACCGCTACTTCCTTAACGGTTTTCGGGTAGTCTGCGTCGACCTTGATCGCAAGGGTGCTGATTCCCCTCGATTTTGGGATAAAGCTGATCGCTTGATGATGGTGACGGTAGGAGGTGCAGCCCTAGGTGGATCGATTGCGGGAGTTTACGGTGCGGTTATTGGTGCGATATTAGCGGCGGGCTGCGGATGGTATATTACCTTTAGGAAAGCAAAATGAAAACTTTGTTATCAGCAATCAAATAATAGAGGTTATGTCATGTTGTCATTTGAAGAGCTTCAGAGTAAAGCATTAGCAGAGAAACAATTGCTGTCATATGAAGAGTTTCAGAATCGGGTCTTAGAGGTATTTAATGCCTCTGAAGAAGAATGTGATTTCTATAATTTCTCGTACGGTTTCGTTGCAGAAATAAATTACACTAATTGCCAGTGGTTATTTTTTGCAGTCAAATATGTAACAGACCCTGAAAACTGTTACTATGGTCACTGGATTTGTGTTAAAAGATATGACAAGGCCTGTAAGTGTATTACTGAGTTATTGCCTCAAGCAATAGAAGTTCTTGCACAAAGAACAGAGGAAAGTATAAAAGAAGAAATTGCTGTTTTTAACCAATTAAAGAAGTAATTAGGGAGTAAAAAATGAGCCTTTGCCTATCATGCGCCCGTCCTAAAGATCAAGACCCGTGTATGGGTCAATTCAGTGACGGGCATTACTATTGGGGAACTCCAGTAGTTCGGTCCGAATTGGAGAAGGTACCTTCTTGGGTACGGGATAAAGAAGTATATTCTGTCAAGGAGTGCAGCAGATGGGAAGAAAGCCCTTAAGTGCCTTAATAATATATGCAATAATGGCACTCGGCGTAGCTGCATTCGCTGGCGTAGCACTTAACCTATCGAAGGCCTCGCCTTCCATATGTAGCGCTAATAATGACAAGGTAGTAGATAGAGTTAAGGTAATCACATCCACCGATCCCCTACTTGCCTCTAATAGGAGAGGCTGTTATGTATATATACCCTTAGATGGGCCCCCGCCTGAGATAGGCGAGCGGTTAACTATACGAGGGAGAATGGTGAATGGTGAGTTTAAGGGCACCTATAACCGTACTTATCTAGACTATGATAGTGATAGCAACCCTAGGCTTAAGAAGCGGTTCCTCAGAATAGAGGAGCCCTTACAAGAGACCGAACCTGGTTCTGGTTACTATCTGTTAGGTAACCTCAGCCTACGCGTCGATGCGCTCGACGTGCGGGCCATCAATTATGCGTTACGACACGGCGGTGTCGTATACGCCATCATCGAATGGGACCAAGGTGTAGTGTATAGTATGACCTTCGTTAACGAGACCGAGTTCTATGAGGCTATAAAACGTGCTAGATACACTGCTCGCCCTTATACTAGGGAGGAGGCCCCCGCCCATACCAGTAGAGCTATGTGATATAAAGCGCCATAATGGCGCCCACGTGACAATTAGGAAGGCCTGGGTTAAGAGCACTACATACTCTAACCCTCTCCTACCCAACCATGCCTACGTTCTCCTATACGAAGGTGCGGGCACTAGCAGGTGCAGTATACTTATCCTGGCTAGAGGAGTACGCAGCGGTAGGTTTATAGAAGTAACGGGTAACGTTAGTAACGGCACGTTAAATAACGTTACCTTTAAAACATTACCTTAGGGTAAGTCTCATGACAATCGTATTGGGAGCGCTGGCCCTCATAGTATCTCTGATACCATATCTGAGTATTGAGATACTGCTAATGGCCCTTATGCCGCTTATTAGCGGCGATAACGCGATGGGCGTATTAGCTATAGTGATAATTGGCACTATCACCAGTGAGGCCCGCATGAGTAACCCGGCCTTCACTGGTATGAGGGTAGTTACCGCCACTAGCGGGTACGACGCATCGGCTTCGCTGTTAATACGCATCACCAGCCTAATTGGTGGCATAGTAGCCAGTCTAGGCATAGTAGTCATGGACCAATACCTCGGTGTATCTCATATGTGGATAACGCCATTAATGATGGTCATCTTCATATTGGTGCAGTGTTGGGGCCGCGCCGAGATGATAGGTCTAGCCGTGATAACGGCTATCTTCCTATGGTTCCTGCATAGTCAGCCCCACGCTACTACCATCCTGGGTATGGGGGGCTACGTTATGGCCAGCCTAATACGCCCCGCTAGACGTAAGACTGAGGACTGTGAGACCAGCAATGCGCTGGGCATCGCTATATCACTAGGACCATTCCTGGCTATTGGGTTACCTATAGCCGCAGCCGCCCCCGATGGTAAGACTGAATCCTATCTCGAAGCGGTAGTGCGGGGCATATCATTGGGACTAGTCATGTTAGGTAATAGTAGCGGGCGAGATGCCATGAGCTCCTATCTAGCCCTAACGGATGTAGACCAGTTGAATTGGCCCGCCTTCGTCGGCGTAGTAGTGTTACTGACGCCCCTATTCTTATCAGCCTATTGGCTGACCATCTGGATGATAAGGAGTCCTATGTGGCAACGCTGGTTACACGCCGGCCCCACTCGCCTTATCAATCTAGGTGTAACGGCGGCCGCGCTGGTCGTGTTGATGGCATCGGCTCACGTTAGTATTCTATTCCTACCGGGGGCCGTATGTCTAGGACTGATGTATATGGTAGGGGAGTTATCAGGGATAGATAAGATGCTACCCTTCCCCATACTAATAGTCATCAGCCTCATAAGCCAATGGGGCTCCTAGTGTGGTACTAGGCCCCAGTGGGGCACTAGGGGACATCGACTGCGGCCTAATCGGCGGCACTGGGTGTACCCATCCATTAACTACATACGCCGGAGAGCTATATGCCTATAGAATTAGACGCGCGTCACGTAGCGTATCTATCACTGTTCATGTTCGCGGTAATCGTGCTGGTCATCACGCATAGTGTAGCGGTATTGCTAATCGTAGCATTCCTGGCCCGCGCGCTCTATCTATCGAGCTCCAAGCGGAGCAATGCGCGTATCATACTATCACCTAATGGTGTAGAGAGTCGAGTAGGCGGGAAGAGCTACTGGAAGATAGGGGAGGTAGGAAATGTCTAGCTACCCCATTCATCTATATAGTCTAGCCATTAAGCCGCGATATAAAGAACTAGTAGTTCTTGTATCCAAGGCATGTCTGGAGATGAAGAAGGCCCCCGCAGGGGGGACCAGCCGTCAAGTATGGCCATACTACGGAGCCCGCCGCGGAGAAGAGTGGCCGCACCACTAAGGGGCACCAGGTCCCGCCTTATCAATTAACCAACTAACGAGGTAATATGAAGCTCAGAATCAAATTGACACGTAGCAACAAGACCCAGCAAGTAACATTTACTACTAGTCCTAAGAATGGCAACACGGTGCTAACTGGCACCGTGGTGGGGGCCAGTGATTATCAATTGAACGTGAATGGTAACCTCGTTGATGTCAGTGAGTTAGCCATTGGGCTGACTGTTAATCTAGTATTCAGACCACAAGATACTGATACTATAGCCAAGCACGTAGCTGATGGTTACCGTATCCATGGAAATGGCAGTCCATTCATCACGATGGTGATTGAATGTCAAACTAAGAAGCCCGCAGCCGGGGGCAACATAATCATCATGGGGGACGACATTGCGTCAATTGACTATGAAGCATGGAATGACGATACCTTCGTGAATGAGGACGAGTTAGATATGCTCTTCCAGAAGGGGGCAGAAACTAAGGGAGCAAGTGGAGCAGCGCGTGAAGCAAGTGCTCCTACTTCAGGTGCTCCCAACTGGTTCAACCGTAAGGTAACTCTCCAAGAGAGACACTAATAGAGAGCTAGAGTATAAATTACACGGCCCGCCGAGGGGAAGAGTGACCCTCTACTAGGTAGAGGGTCACCCCATCAAATAATTAAGTAGGACTGCCATGAAACCAAGAATGAAACTAAGAATCAAATTAACCCGTTCGAGTGAAACCAAACAAGTTACATTTACGACTAACCGCAGCAACGTATTAACTGGAACTTGCGTTGGAGCACAAGACTATTACTTGGAGTTAGCAAACGGCCGTTCTATCGATATCAGTGAGCTGGCCATTGGTATGATTGTCAACCTAGTGTTCCCGCATAGCAATTATATAGCCAAGAGCGTAGCCGATGGCTACAAGATGTATGGAGATGATAACCCATTCATCACGATGGTGATTGAATGTAAAATCAAAGAACCCACGGCTGAGGATAATATCATAATCATGGAGGACGACATTGACTCCGTTTATTATGAGGCCTGTAGTAGTGATGACACCCTCATTCACGAGGGAGATATAAATGTGCTCTTCCAAAAGGTGACCATGTAACTCACCAGTGTTAATAGAGAGCTAGAGTAGCCTAGCTATAAATTACACGGCCCGCGGCTACTAGCGGGCCAACCCCGCTCATACCAGAGGGCGCGTAATACATTGAGTAAACTAAACATAGCACTAGAGCTAACAGCAGAATGGTTAGAGGAGTATGGCCCGGCCCATCTCCCCATTCTAATGCGATACGCCCTACTCGAGCATCACACACTAACTCGTGCTCGAGAGATGGGGCACGATATTAATATATGTACGACAGCGTTCAAGAATCTATGGATAGAGGCCAATGATGAAGGTATACAGATAGCGATATTACTCAGGAGGTATCTAAAGGGAGGAGGGAAGGTGCCCTACTTCCGAGAGAGGCCCGAGTTAGTAGAAGCGATGGCCCACTTCATGGCCCTAGGGGACATAGAGTACTTCCGAGGACTAGACGATAAGATAATAGATGCGGCTACAAAGAGAGCCACGCAGGCAAGCAGTACGAGACTAAACAAATCATATAAATGATATGCAAAGTAAATACACGGTACGAGCGAAGGATGGTAGATACCTGGCCCCCATTACTATAGAGGAGGCACAGGAGCTAGAGAGAAGCGGCATAATCAGGCCAGATGGAGAGGGCGGGTACATAATGGTAGCAGACAGCGCGTTTGCCGTCAGTCAATACGTGATCTATGATTGCCAGCACTTATGTGATGATTTAATAAATAATAATAAGACAACAGCTACCGCCGAACAGCCCCGCTCCTTATAAGTAAACAGCCCCTATAAGGGATAGAGCCGAGAGGTAGAGGGGCCCGTCGTAATTGTGAGTACAGCCTCATAGCAACAGCGTCAC